GGCCGCCATGGCTGGCGCAGGGGCACTCGCGGGCAGCAGCGCGCTGGTCATCGGTCAGAGCGGCGCTATCACCAACCTGGCGGCAGCGGCCACCGGCATTGTTGCGCTGCATCTGGCGGCCCGCGCGCTCACGCTAACGCTCGCCGCGCGCACACCGGCGCTGACACTGGCCAGCCACGCGCAGGCGCTGACACTGGCCGCCCGCACACCCGCGCTAACGCTGGCCGCCCGTTCGGCGGCGCTGACACTGCCGCCAAGGAGTTGATATGTCCGCATCTAATTCTTTAGAGTCAAGCTTGCTTCTGCTACTTTTCAATAACACCGCCCTGGCCAACGTAGGCAACGCCGCGGGCCTGCAGCCGTCCGGTGTGGCGGGCTCATTCTTCGTCGCGCTGCACACCGCCGACCCAGGCGAGGCCGGCGACCAGACCACCAGCGAAGCGACGTACACCAGCTATGCCCGTGTGGCTGTGGCGCGCTCATCGGCCGGCTGGACCGTCTCGGGCACTGCGCCCACCCAGGCGGCCAATGCGGCGGCGGTGACGTTCGCTCAATGCACTGGTGGATCGAACGTCATCACGTATTTCTCAATTGGCCTGATTACGTCGGGTGCATCGGTCATCGTGGCCAGTGGGGTGCTCACGGCTTCACTCACGGTGAGCAATTTAATTACCCCGTCGTTCGCCATCGGAAGTTTGGTCGCGACTTTGGATTAACCCATGCCCACCAACCGCCAGGCGCTAGAAGGCCCGCTCAAGCAAGGCGTAGATGAGAGTATCGCCTACACCATCACCACGACGCCATGGGGCACGGCCCCGACTGCCGTTGTGGTGGGCGTGGACGACCGCACGACCCTGCCGGCGGTGGATGCGGCGGCGACGGTCATGCCGGTGCTGACCACCAGCGTGACGGGTGACGTGATAACCCTGTCGCCGCTCAAGCTGCTGACGGCCGCGCACACGTACCGGGTGGAAGTGCGCTTTACAGTGAATGGCAATGTACTGGAAGTTTACTTTGACGTACTGGGTGAGGACTGACGGCCGTGCCTAGCGCCGCGCGCGAGGCGCTGCTTGACCTGTTGGCCACCGCTAATTTGTGGCAGCGGGCGGCCTTGCCGGCTGTCAAGGCAGATCGGCCAACAAAGGAACCTGGCCGGGCCGATAAGCTGCGGGCCGAGGGTAAGCTCGCGGCGGTGGTACAGGCATTTTTCGCGCGAATGACGAAGAAAGTCACCGTCAAACTCAATAGCGCCCCGCCTAAGCAGGCAGCCGTCAAGGCTGATTACACCGACACCACATTCGACAGCGAGTTTTTTACCGATGACGAATTTGAGAGCGCACTGGAAAAAGTCCTAACCACGGCCGCTCAGGGTGGAGTGCTCCAGTTCACTGACATGGTGGCACTGGAAATAGACCAAAGCGCTGTGAACAAGGAAGCCGCCGCCGCGATCAAGACCTACACTTTCGATCTCGTGAAGAATCTGGATGACAGCTCACGCAAGTCACTGCGCCTGGCAATCAGCGACTTCATCACTTCGCCGGGCATGACGATGGCCGACGTGATTGATCGGCTGCCGTTCACGGAATCTCGGGCGTCGCTGATTGCCACGACCGAGATAACCCGCGCATATTCCACCGGGCAGTCAATCGCCGGTGAGGCCGTCGCCATCGCCTGGCCGGATGTGCCAGTGACGAAGATGTGGCATACGAATAACGATAGCCTGGTGTGCCCTATCTGCGACCCGCTGGACGGAACCGAGGCGCCGCAGGATGGTTCATTCGATGATGAATATGACGCTCCGCCGGCCCATCCGGGCTGCCGCTGCTGGGTGAGCTACCGGACCAACATCAATGGCTAAGATATCGATCAAAGTCACCGGCTTGGACAAGGTCCAGGCGGCCATGGCCAAGTTTCCGCAGGAGATCGGCCGCTACACGGCCGCCGCCGGCGTTGAGGTGGGCAATGAGATACTGGACACGCGCGGCGTGCGGCTCTACCCGCCCGCCGGGCCGGCAAACGCGCCGCCGCCGCCTTACTACATACGCGGGCAGGGCACGCAGTATGCCACGCGCAACTCGGGCAACAGTCAGCGGCTTGGCACACAATTCTACGTGGATGCCTCGGCTACTTCGTACAAGACCACCATCGGCAACCGCGCCAGCTATGCCGGGTACGTGGTTGGCGAGAATCAGGCGAAGGCCATGGGGCGGATTGGCTGGCGGCGGATGTACGATGTGGCGATTGAGAAGCTAGAGCCGATCCGTGCCATCTATCAGGGCTGGATCGACAAGCTCATCAAGGATATGGGGCTGTGACCGACCGCGAGTTTGTTCTCGAAATCCGGCATGGCCTGATTATCATTATGCGGGCCTGCATCAAGCGTTACGCGATGGCCTGGCGCGATTTCCTGCCATTGGACGCAGCGGCGACGGTATTCCCCGCCCCATACGCGGCGGGCGTTGACGTTTTACAGAAACAGTCTTAGTATAGGGTTTGCAGCACCCGTGCCCTAACCGGCCCGGCCTAACACCCCGAACGCATGCCCATTGGCCCGCGTCCTTATCTACGAGGACGGCGGGCCTTTCGTTTTTCCCCGCCCCGGTGACCGATGCCAGGTGCGCGACATTCCAAATCCGACCAGCAGCACCTCGACCAGGCGGCGGCCCATATGGCGTCGGCGGGCGTGAACATGCCCGGCAAGATGGCCCCGCCCGCCAAGTCCGCCGCCAAGAGCATTGAAATGGTGCGCTGCCTTGTCACCTGCCAGACCTGCCAGGCGGCCTGCCGCTATTGCATCAGCGCTTGCCAGTCATGCCCCAATAGCCTGTCTCCATCTCACGCCGCCTGTGTGGCTGCCTGCCAGGTGTGCGCCGATGCGTGCGCGGCCTGCCAGACGGCGGCTGATGCGTCCGGCCTGGACAGCCCCGAGTGCATGGCGGCCTGCGCGGCTTGCCAAGCGGCCTGCGCCGCCTGTGCGTTGGCCTGTATCGCCTGTGCGGTCGAGTGCGACCACTGCGCCTGGGACTGCCAGAACTGCGCCGGGGCGTGCGCGTCGTGCGCGCGTGACTGCGGCGACTGCCTGGGTGGCGCGGCGGACGCGGACGCCGGGGCCGAGGATGAGATGGACGCGCCGGGCATGGGTGCCATGATGAGCGCCTATCAGAAGGCGGTCGGTGAAAGTATCGCTGCCAAGGGGCTGACGCTCAACTACGTCAAGGCCCTGCACCTGCCGCGCGATGAAGAGTTCTTTGCTGACGTTCTGGCTGTCAAGAGCGTTGGCCACGACCGGATCAAGGGCTATACATTTCTGTGGGGCAACGAAGAACTGACCGACGTTGAAACGGAGTTCTTCACCCGTAAGTCCGACTTCTGGGATACCCAACTCGGCAAGACCGCGCGCCCGCTGACCTGGGACCACGCGCAAGACCCCGACACAAAATCAGCGCCCGTCATTGGGCAGATAGACGAGTTTGGTGATGACGCCATCGGACGGTGGTATATCGCCCAACTCGACCGCAATCACAAATTCCGCAAGGCTGTGGACGCATTGGTGAGCAAGCGCGCCGTTGGCACGTCTAGCGACAGCGCCAATCAATACGTCATCCGCGAGAAGACCAAGAGCGGCGCGGTCTGGCTGGCACAGTGGCCCTGGTTTTGCTCGGCCCTGACAACGACGCCCGCCGAGCCGCGCATGTTGGATGTCGGCTCCCCCTACTGGAAGTCAACCGGACTGGCTGAGACAGTCGCCCGTATGGGCTCACGGCGCTCTGGACAGAGCGACCGGCTGGCGCAGCTTGACCGAGAGCTTGAATTGCTGGAACTGAGTTAACGGAGAAACGCTATGGCAAACGAATTGCAAACGAACCTGAAAGCCGCTGTCACCCGCGCGCGCGCCATTTCCGACGGCGTCTCGGCCAAGGGCGGCGCCTGGTCCGAAGACGACCAGAAGGCTTATACCGCCGCGATTGAATCGGCCAAGTCACTCAAGGCCACCGCGGAGAAGACCGCCGAGTTGGACGACATCTCCAAGTGGATGAGCGAGCCAACCGGTGAAAGCGCCGTCAAGACCGGCTGGGCCGGCGAGGCGCTGCCCCACGAAGGCGACATTACCGAAGTCGCACAGGAGCCCGTGTCCGTCACGATCAACCCCACCAGCGGCGTCAAGAGCGTCTCGGGCGGCGAGTTGTACGCGCTGGGCAAGCTGGGCGAGGACAAGCTCAAGGCGCTCAAGAGCGGCGCTTACAAGGACGCCTTCGTCAGTTACTTGCGCATCATGGCCCGCCCCAACGGCGACCTGCGCGCCATGAAGGGCGAGGCCATGAAGGTGCTGCAGGAAGGCATCGACAACCAGGGCGGCTTCTGGGTGCCGCCGGACGTGCGTAACGAATTGGTCAAGAAGATGGCCACCATCACGGCTATTCGCCAGTTCGCCTACAGCTTCACGACCGGCTCGGATATGGTGACGTTCCCGAAGGTGGTCTACACCACCAACGACCAGTACACGTCTGGTGTGCGCTTCTCGTGGACGGCGGAAGCGCCGGCGGCGGATATCGCCGAGGCCACTAACCCCATTGCCGGCAAGGTGCAAATCCCGGTCGAGACGGCCATCGCCTCGCTGACCGTGACGCGCGCATCCACCGAAGACAGCCAATTCGACATTCTGGGCTATCTGTCGATGAACCTGGGCGAGGCCTTCGCGCTGGGCGAAGACGACGCCTTCATCAACGGCGACGGCGTCGGCAAGCCGCAGGGCATCCTGAATCATGCGAATGCCACCGTGGCCACCGGCTCGGGCGGCATGTACGTGGCCAGTGGTAGCGCGGCGGCGATTGCCTGGGGCGTGGACGGCGTCAAGGGCGTCACCGGCCTGGAAGGCGCGCTGCCGCCGCAGTATGAGAACAACGCCCGTTTCGTGGCCGCCAAGGCCACCTATGCGGCCCTGCGCGCGCTCAATACCGGCGCGGCCGGTATGCAGTGGACTAGCGAGGACTTCTATCCGAACTTCCGCAACGGCTACGCGCCCAACCTGCTGGGCTATGCGGCGGTGCGCGACCAGTTCGTGCCCGCCATCGCGGCCAACAGCTACAGCGCGATTTTCGGAGATCTGCAAGGCTACTACATCGCCGACCGGGTCGGGCTGAGCATCGAAGTGCTGCGCGAACTCAAGGCGCTGCGCGACGAGGTCGTGATCTACGCCCGCAAGCGGCTGGGCGGCCAGCTCGTCCACGACTGGAAAGTCAAGCTGCTCAAGATCGCTGTTTCATAACGGGCAGAGAAAAGGACAACTGACATGCCTATCCATACTCTCGGCGACAACTTTTTCTTTCAGCCGATTATCGCGCCCGTCTCGGCTCTCGGTGCAACCATCCAGCCGGCCGGCGCGTACATCGACATGGGTCCCTACGACTGGGGCGCGTTCATCCTGATGGTGGGCGTCACTGACCGCACGCTGACCACCATCCAGGTGGTGCAGGCCACGGCCGCGGCCGGGACCGGCTCGAAGAACGTCTCCGGCGCGATCAATCCCACCTTCGCGGCCACTGACGACGGCAAGATTGCCATCGTCACCTTCCGCGCGGCGGACCTGGATATTAACAACTCGTTCCGCTATGTGGCCATCCAGCCAGCCGCGACCGGCGGCACGGCTGACCTGGGCGCGATCCTGTTCATCGCCGGCCGCACGCGCAACCAGGCGCCGACCCAGCCGTCGACCGTTCTGAATATCACCAACGTCTAAGGAGACGCACATGCATATCAAACTGAAGTCTGACGCCCGCTGGGGCAGTGCCCGCACCGAGTTCGGCGTGGCCGGCAGTGAGCACGACGTCACGCTAGAGCAGGGCCACCGGCTGGTGGCTGCCGGGCTGGCCACCACGGAAGAGAAGTACGAAGCGCCCAAGGTGGCGAGCAAGGCCGAAGTGCGCGCGGCGTTGACCAAGGCGCAGGCCGACAAGACCGAGAGCGCCGAGTGGCGCGCCAAGGTCAAGGCGCTGCTGGACAACAAGGCCGCCGCGTCGGTACTGCTGGCCGATGAGTTGGCGGCCTACAAGCTGCGCCACCCCGATTTGACCGAGGCCGAAGTTGAAGCCGCCAAGGCCGAAGCGAAGGAAGACGCGGCTGAAGCGAAGAGCGCCAGCAAGCGCGCCTAGGCGACTGTGGCCTACATAGTTCTAAGTGATCTGAAGAATTACTTAATGGCGGGTGGGCAAACCCCACCCGCCACTGATGACGCGCTGCTGGCGTCCATGTGTACGCGGGCGCAGTCGATCATCGAGCGCAAGACCAAGAAAAAGTTTGAGAGCCGGACCGAGACGCGTTACTACGATGTGCCATCTTACGGCCGCAAACTGTATCTGGACGACGATCTGCTGAGCGTGACGACCTTGACCAATGGCGACGGCACGGTGCTGGCGTCAACCGAATATCATCTGTGGCCGCTCAACGGCCTGCCGGCGGGGGGCATCGTCATCAACTACGGTTCTACGTTCTACTTTAAAGGCGACTCGCTGGGAAATACCGAGGGCAAGATCGCCGTGGCCGGCGCCTGGGGCTACACGACGACGGCGAATGACGACGTGAAGCAAACCACCATCCGGATGGCGTCGTGGCTGTATCGGCAGAAGGATAGCGCCGGTGAGCAAGACCGGCCGCTGATTGGGCCGGACGGGACGGTGCTCATGCCCTCGCGCATCCCGGCCGACGTGATGGACATGATCAACGATCTAATGTCGCGGGCCTTCGCATGACCCTGGCGCTTGTCCGTACCGCGCTGGCGGGCCAGGCCGTGGCCGTGGGGGCGCTGACACCGCTGACTTATTACGGAACCACGCTGCCGCCGGCGCTGACCACGGGGCACCTGCCCTGCCGGCTGCTGCTGGCGGGCGATGCGCAGGGGCGCTCGAACGCGGGGTCGTTTGTGGCGCTGGGGAAGCTGGCGCAGACGACGCGGCAGATATCGGACCTGCTGTTCTGGCAGGCGGTGGCCGGCGGCATCGGCCGCAGCGGGGTGGAGGCCGATCTGACCACCTACTGCGACAACTACGAGACGATGCTGAGAAACTTTCGGAGTGCCGGCCAGTCGGCGGCGCACATCTTGAGTTGGCAGCTGGATATTCAACCTATCGCCTACCCGGCACAGAGTACGTTTACCTGCTGGGGCGTGGTGTGCATTGTGCAGATACAGGAGTACGCCAGTGGATGAGAAAGCAGAACCACCTAAAGTTGTTTACGCCAAATACACCGGCAACGGTCAGAGCGCCTATCTCATGGGCCTGCCGATGCAGGATATGACGCGCGCCGAGTGGGACGCGGCGCCAAAAGAACTTACCGCGCTGGCCGTGACACTGAAGCTGTATTCCCTGGCCGGTGGCAAGCCTGCCGCGCCAGTTGCGCCAGTCTCTCCGAAAGTCGAGCGTGAGCCATGACCGTAAAGGCACTTTTAGAATGTCAGTTGGCGAAGGAAGTAACCTGGGGTACAAGTTTGGCCGGTCTTGTGCGCCTGATGGGCGTCGAAGACGTGCATTTTCAAGCGCTGTACCAGACGGCCGAATACCCAGACCTGCGTGCCAATCTCGCGCCGGCCGTGCTGTCGGCGCTGGAGAAGACCGCCGGCAAGTGCGTGATGAAGGGTGTTGCCGTCTATGACGACATCAGCTACTTCTTTGACAGCCTGTTTGCCATCGCTACGCCGGGCGGCGCCAACCCGTACACGCGCGCCTGGACCGGGCCGGTAGGCACCGCGCCTGTCACGCGCACGAACACGATCCTGTACGGCTCTGGCTCGGACGTGCAGCGCATGTCCGGCGCGGTGCTGTCCAAGTTGCACCTGTCCGGGCAGTCGGGCGCGCCGGTGATGTACGACGCCGAGTTTGACGGCAAGATGGTGGACGGCGGCGGCGCGCTGGCGGTGCTGGCCGACCGGGCCGGGTTCCCGATCATGGGCAATCATTTTGCCTGCGCGGTGGATGCGCTGGGCGCCACCATCGGCACGACCGCCATTGCCAACACCGCCTTCGCCTTTGATCTGACGCTGGAGAGCCCGAACATTCTCAAGCGCTACCTCGGCTCGACCGCGCCGGCCGCGTATGAAGAGGGCCGCTTCAAGGGCGCGCTCAAGCTGAGCCTGGAAGTCAACGCCACGAGCCGCGCCTACCTGCAAGCCATCTACAACACCACGCCGGCCATCGTGTCGAAGCTGGTGCAGCTCAAGGCGGACGACACGGCCAACCGCAACTTGACGCTCCAGTTCGCAGGCTACCAGAGCCAAGGGCCGGACGCCTACACCGATCGGGATGGGGTCATCACGTTTGACCTTGACCTTAACGCCGTGTACGACACCGGGGCGTTCGCGAATTGGTTCAAGGCGAACAACATCTGCGCCACGGCGGTTCTGCTCTAATGGCCATAAAAATCAGGCCACTCCCGTGACCGTCGTTCACGAGCACGCCCGGCTGGGCAAGCTGGAATTGGTGGCCGAGGCCGACACCATGACGCAGGAATGCGTTGAGCATTTCATGGACGAATACCGGGCGCTGGACGGGAAATTCGACGCTAACGGCAAGCTGGTGCGCGCGGCGGTAGCAGCCGGCTGGATTGTGCAGCCGGCGCTTACGGTGGCCGAAGTTGGAAAAAGGACTTCCCAGTGGGTCACCTGGGCTGGCCGGCTGGTGGACCAGCTGTACGCGGAGGCCACGACACCCGACCCAAAATACTCCGCGCCACCGCCCGCTACGCCCGAGGGCTAGGCGAGTGCCCCTACCCGCTGCGCTACGTCTTCCAGGCGGGCGCGTTCCCTGGCGCGCTGCCTGACACGGGCGGCCTGCGGGCTCAATCGGCCCGGCTGATGGAAACCATGACCGCCACTCACAATCTCTACCGCGCCATAACGGAGTACGACAAAGTGCCGGCCGGCAAGCGCGCCCGGTGGAAGAACGAACACCCGGCTCTGGCCGAGGCCATCGCCGCCGCCCGACACGAAGGCTGGATTTAGACCATGCCACCCTTAAATATTGAGATTACCGCCAGCGTGGACCAGGCCGTGCGCGATCTAGGCCTGGTCAACGACAAGTTTGACGCCATGAAGAAGGTCAACCAGGACGCCGCCGGCGCGCTGGGCGTGTTTGGCGTCTCACTGACCGCGCTGAGTAACCCCATGACGGCCGTGGCCGGGGCGATCAAAGACAGCATCGATACCACGCTCGCATGGGGGCAGACCATCGACAAGCTCTCGCGCTCCAGCGGCGTGAGCGCCGCCGAGACCAGCAAAATGGCGGTGGTGCTGGGCGACTACGGGATCAAGGTGGACAGCCTGGATAAGGTAGTCAAGACGTTCACTAAGAATGGGCTCGAATTCAACCTGGAGACGATCAAGAAGCTGGCCGTCCAGTATCAGGCCATCCAAGACCCCATCAAAAGGAACGAGTTCGCGTTCCACAATTTCGGCCGCGCCGGCCTGGAGATGAACGAGATACTGAGCAAGTCACCGGCCGAGTTGGAAGCGGTGGGCAACGCCGCCATGTACAGCGGCAAGATTATGAATGAGCAGGGCGTGCAGAGCATACAGGAGTTTGGCGTCAAGACGGCGCAGCTCACCGACAAGCTGGACGGGCTAAAAATCGCCATCGGGGGGCCGCTGGTGGGTGCGCTATCCAGCGCGGCGGACGGGTTCAAGGGGGTGTTTGCCACCGCCAACGCGGTCGGCATCGCCATCGAAGCTCACACCGGGATCATCACTTACGACGAGGCCGCGTTGCGGGCCAACGCGGCGGCCAATGGCGATCTGCTGGCCATGTACCATCAGGTAACGCCGGCCATCCAGGAGCAGACCAACAAGCTGCAAGACGATATTGTGGCGCACCAAACGTCAGCGCGGGTCTACTCCGACGCGGCGAGTATCATCGCCGGCTACACCGGCAATGTTAACTTGCAGGCCACATCGCAATACAACGCCAAGACCGCCACCGATGCGGCCAACGCTTCAATGAAAAACCAATCCGACCAACTCCTACTCAGCGCGGCTACGTCGGGAGCGGTGACCAGCGCCGAACAAACTTATGCGGGCGTGATCGACGGCAACGCCGACAAGATCGGGAATCTGCGCGATGAAATCGCCAAGATGACGGCCGCCAATGGAGAGAGTTTTACGGTCGTCACCAAGGGAACGCACACGCAGGAGGACTATAACCTGGCCGTTGACCGGGCGGCGCTGGCGCTGGACAAATACACCAACCACGGCAAGGTGTCGGCGCAAGGTCTGGAAGGCTTACGCATCGCCTCCGAGTCGGCCCAAAACGCGGTTGACAAAATGGGCGCGTCCATGGGCTCCACTGCATCGGGAACGGCTGACTACACCACAAAGATTGGGGCAGACCAGGCGGCGCTCGATCTTCTGACCAAGGCCAATGATGACGCGGCTGCGGCCATGGCCAAGTCAACCGGCGCGTTTATCTTGCAGCAGGTAGCGGCGTCGGCCGGGCCGGAAGTGCAATTGCAGCTGGCGCACGCGCTAGGGCTGGTGGATGACAAAAGCTACAACCTGGCGCTGAATGTCCAGTCGCTGACTAAGGCCTGGGACTTGAACCACAACGGAATGATTGACGCCGGCAAAGAAGCCGACGGTCTATCCGTGGCGCTGAAAGGTTCCCAGACGGCCGTTGAGCAAGCCGCCGGTGTTATTCCGAAACTCGTTAGCCACACGGACGAACTGGCCGGATCGGCCGCCACCGCGGCCGGAAACGTGGACCTGTTGCGCGACGGTATCAACGGCTTGCATGATAAAACAATCACGATCCATACAATCAACACCACCGATAACACCGGGGACTCCAGCAGTCAACATAACTATGTGGACGCCAACGGTGTTTACCACTATGCGTCTGGCGGCAGCTTCATCATCCCACCTGGCTACAACGAGAATTTCCCCATTGGCCCTAATGGCGGCGCATCCTCCGGCGAGCGCGTCACGGTGACACCCGCCGGCCAGACGGCCGGCCAGGCGTCCGGCCAGGGCGTCACGATCCACGTCGACGCCCGCGGCTCCGTTGACCCGTCGGCTGTGGAAGCGGCCGGTTACCGTGGCGCGCTGCGCGCCATGCAGGCGGCCGGGTATCGCGCTGACCAGATAGGCAGAATGGGAGTCTAATGCCAACCCAAGCGTTTCCGCTGTTGACCATCACGGACGGCACGACCTCCTGCGTTATTGGAGACGGTTCTGGCGGCAGCGTCTCCTACCAACTCGACGCCCTGGCCGGCGCCTGGCGGCCCGGCATAGCCGGTTTTTCGCAGTCGCAGCTCGGCGGGCGCGGGCCGTATGACGACGTGCTGGAAACAATGACGCTGGACGTGACGGGCGCAACGGCTGCGGCGGCGACGAACAACCTGCAAACGCTCGAGCGGCTGATCGGCCAGGCTGAGCGCTGGAGCCGGGGCGAGAATGTGGCCGTGGTGCTGATCAAGTTCGCGCCGCAGGGCTCCACGGTGGCCACGACGGCCGCGCCGTATCAGGCGGTGGTGATGGGCTACGCGCCGGGCGCCAATGCCGCCTGCACCTCGGGCGCCCGGCTGCTGATGATGCCGGCCGCGGCCGGGTCGACCTTCATCATTCCGGGCGTGGTGCTGACCTTCCAGCGGCGCGGGGCGTGGCTGCTGAGCACGGCGATCACGGGCACCAGCGCCAGTGTGGCCAACCCTGGGCCGTACCCGTTGGGCATGACGACGCACCCGAATGTGAGCCCGGCCAAAATAAAAATATCCGGTTTTACCGCCGCAACCAGTATTGATACGACAGACGGAAAACCAATTGTTTTGTTGGCCGGGAAACAGACCGACCTGCAATTTTCAGAGGCCGAGGTGGGCGTTTCGGGCCTTCCCTACATCAGTTCACCCGATACTGTTGGTGTTGCACGTGGTGGAGCGGTTCTGCGCTATACGCCGTCCGCCACTACCGAAACATTAAGCGGCGAGATTGCTTTTAGTTTAATCACCGCCAGCGCGCGGCGCTTTGCCTTCTTTGCCGCCATCCGTAATAACGGCGCAACTACCTATCGGCTGCGCCTTGGCGCACTCATCCTGGCGCGCACTACCGGGGCAGTTAATGAAATCGTCGCCTATACCCGGCCCGTGGTAATCGACGCCGCTCACACGCGTCCGCGTTTTTATCCGCTGGGCGTGGTGTCGCTGCCGGCTCAACTGCGCTCGGTGCAACTGGCTATAACCGCTTCGGCGGCCAGCAGCACGCTTGATATTGATTATATTGTGGCGCTGGCAGTGGACAATCCCTATGCGCGGGCGATCCAGCTAGACCGGATCGAAAATACCGGCGCTTATATCCATACCCAGATTAGCGACTTATACATTGATCCGTTGCCGCTGTCCGGTCTAACGCCATCTGCGTACCGCAACTTTCAAACCACGACTGACAACGACAACCTGGGTTATTACGGCGATGCATACCCGGTGGCAGATAGCACAGAGTACACTGCTGCGATTCTCTGCAAACGTGTGGATGTTCCGGCGAGTTGGTGCTATGCCCCGGCCAGCGGTACGGGTGTCAGCCTTACGCTGACCGTCTCTCGCTACGACGCTCGAATGGTTCCAGAATAGTCCCATGCTCCAAGTCGGCCTCTACGACACGTCTTCTGGCTCGCTCATCCTGGACATCTCCCCGCGCGCCTCGGGAGTGGAGATCATCAACGGCGAGCACGGCTTCGGCACGCTGACGGCGTTCGTGAAAATGGCGCTATGGGAAGCGTTCATGCTGTACGACCGGCCGGGCATCCCGCACGTGCAAGTCACCGAATACGGGCTGAGCGTCTGGGAAGGCCGGCTGGAAGACGTGGCCATCGTCGCCGGCGGGGTGCGGCTGACGGCCTTCGGCTACTGGCGCGCGCTGTCGGATTTTCCGTACACATCGCTGTGGTCCACCACCAGCGTGGCTGGCTGGCGGCCGATCATCAAGTCAGAGCTAGGCAGCCATGACCCGCAGATGTACACCTTCGACACAAATAACCGCCTGTACGTCGCCACTACCAAAGGGAACGTTTACGGGAACGGTGTCAACCAATTCGAGTTTACCTTCGCGGCGCCCAATGGCGGCGATGCGACCATCGTAGCCGTAAGCTTTAGTTATTCGATGCTGCTGCCGGTCAACTGGTCCATGCGGCTGCGCAGCATGGACGAAGGCTTTACAACTGTTACCAATCAGAACACCATCGTGGCCAGCGGCATTCTTCAAACTGGCACGGTGACAGTCACGTTCACCGGCCAGAACCGGCTGGGCATTCTGATCTTCAACAACACCGGCGCTAACAGCACACCCGCCGGAGAGACGGGTATTAACTTCCTGGAAATCACCAATCTGCGCGTCAAGGCCAACACGGCCAGCACCATTAGCGCCGATCTGATCGCCAACCGGCTGGCTGCCTATGTCAATAGCAGCAACCCGGCCCAGATGTCGGCCAGCACGGCGCTAATCAGCTCACCCGGCGTCGACCTGACCGACGAGGTGTATCAGGACGCCTACCCAGCCGACGTGCTCGACCGCCTGGCGCGGCTCGGCGACAACTCATCCCCGGTGGCGCTGTATGAGACCGGGGTATGGGAAGGGCAACGGCTCACCTTCCAGAAGCGCGGCACAACCGCTAAGACCTGGTATGTGGACATCTCGACGTTGGAGCTTGAGCGCACAATCGACGCGCTGCGCAACAGCATCTATGCCGATTACCAGGAGGCCTCGGGCCGCACGCTGCGCACGGCCGCCAGCACCGACAGCGATAGCCGCAGCCGCTACGGACTAATCCGTCAGCGGGCGGTCCAAACATCCACCACCAGCAGCACGCTGGCTGGGACCCAGCGCGATGCGGCCTTGCAGGACGGCAAGGACCCAGCCCCGCGCATCGCGATTGCCTTTCAGCGCGTGTATGACGGCGCCGGCTCACTCTATCCGCTGTGGGCTCCCCGTGCTTGGGATAATTTTGTCGTGAGAAATCTGCCGGCCACGCTCTCAACGAGCCTGGACCGTATCCGGCAATTTCGCGTGATTGAAGCGCGCTACACGGTCGATACCAACACACTGGCGGTGACGCCTGAATCGTTTATGCCAAGCCTGGCGGTGCTGACGGCCCGGAACGCGGCGGGGATAAAACGGTGACTTCGATCCTCGGCGTCGACGTCAGCCACTACCAGCCGCCCACGCTGCCCTGGCGCGAGTGGGTCGCGGGCGGGCTGAAAGTTTGCTGCGTCCAACTAACCCACGTTGACTACCCAGAAGGCAACGCCACGGCGCACCTTCAGGCGGCCGCGGCGGCGGGAGTGCCTTCAATTTCCTGTTACCACTGGCTGGGCGGCGGCGGCGCGAAGGAGTGCCGCTACTTCCTGTCGTTCCTGCCGGCGGGGGCGATGTGGGCGATGGTGGACGTGGAGGACCCGCGCGCGACCGCCGTGTCTCTCGCGGAGTTCTGCGCCTGGTGGGACGCGCACGAGACGCGGACGCTGGTGCTGTATGGCAATAACCAGCTCGCGGCGTTCGTGGAAGCGCGGCCGGAGTTGCGCAAGTACCAAGTTTGGTACGCAGCCTATCCGACATTCCCCAACCCCTGCACCGTGCCGCCGTTCGACAAGCCGCGCAACGTGCCGGCCAGCATCGCCGGGCAGGTGATAGCCTGGCAATATGCTGGCGATAATGGCCGGCTGCCACCTTACGCGGGCGCGATAGATTTAGATATTTGGTATTCAGTCCCAGGAGTAACTAGCCCTATGACTAGCCCATCCACCGGCTGCCTGATCGGCTTCCACACACAGGGCAACAGTGACGCCGTGCCAATCGCGGCTGACTACGCCGCGGCCGGGGCGCGCATTGCCATCATGCTGTCTGACGAGGACGGCGGCAAGGCCATCGACACGCAGAACACCGTCAAGACGCGCATCACCCGGCTGCAATTCGTGGAGGCCGGCGACGATCACGACTTCGAAGGCGGCGGCGCGGGGCGGCTGGGCTGGTCAGAGGAGAAGGTGAACCGCTACCTGGCCGGCATCGAGAACATGCTGACCGTCCGGCTGGGCATCGGTGAACTGAACGCGGCCACGCACCTGCAGCTAGGGTGCAACGAGTGGGATGCACAGGACGTGGGCGAGTGGCTGCGCACCTTTGACATTCTGGCGCGGGTAGTGGACAAGGTCAATGAAGTCAGCGCCCGGCTGATAGCGACCAAGGGCCTGGCGCACCCGCTGCGGCTGGCGCCGCCGGCCTTCAACGCGGGCACGCCAAAAACGTGGGCCATGTATCAGGCGATCGCGGCACATCCGATCTGGCCCAAGCTGGCAGCCCAGGGCGGATGCATCCTGTTTCACGAGGGTATCGGCTTCAGCCAGCCGTTCGATTGGGGCGAGAACATGCCAGTGGAGCCGGGCGCGCCGCAAGTGGCGGGCGCGGGCCTCGTCAACTTCCGCGCCTACAACTTGCTTGACCTGCTGGCCCAGCGCGGGCTTGAGATTGATTGGGCCGTGGGAGAGTGGTATGACGGCCGCAAGCGTGCCGACGATGTTGAGGCGCGGGTTGACAACTTGATCCGCCATGACCGGCTGCTGGCCGGGTCGAAGTGGGCCCGGCGCTGCCTGGGCTATTGCACTTATGAGCTCACCAACGACCCACAGTCGCCGTGGTGGGAGCAAGACGCAACTCAGATTTGGAAACACCCCAGGTGGAAAGCCTACTGCGTTTCTGTAAAAGACCGTATCAATGGAATGGAGAATGACGATATGCCTCAGCCACTCTATCACGCCCGCACCCTGATCGACCTCATCCTGCGGGACGCCTCGGGCGCCGTCGCCGCCGACCCGCTGGCGCAGTCGCCGGACGGCCATGTGGTGCTCAAGGGCACCACGCTGCACATCTACCAGACCGGCGTGACGGCCGGCGGGTTCACCAACCGCGCCACGGTGACGGCAGACGGAAAGTCAGTTTGGGGCATCGCCAGCGCGATTGTGCGCATCTGACGCGCGCGCCCGCGTGCGCTGGCGTGCGCGAAAGGGGCAGGCTAGGCGGGCGGCGGCGGATTGTTGGCGTCCCAGCAGGCTTTGTGCGCCACGCGCCCCCACTCGCTGTACCCGGCATAGACAGCGCCGTGCAATTCTTCCAGCGTCGTGAACTCGGCATGGCAGAAGCGGCACTTCTCGCCCAGATACATTGACATAGCCAGCCGAAACATCGCAGGCCGGTTTTCGTCGGTCAGTTCGACGATTGCGATAGCATCAACGGTCATTCCGTTATCCCTTCCGAAAGCCCTTCTCCGGCCTGTTGGGCCTGTTGTTGGCGTTGTTTTTGTGAGGTGTTGGTAGTCAAAAGCACTTCCGGGGGCGCTACCCGCATCTGGGGGAGTGGTAGCGTCATGTACTCCCGCTGCCAGCGCGCCCACGACCAGTCAGGCGCCCAGCGCGTGCCGCCCCGGCTCACCAGCACACCGGCGTCCAGCAGCAGCCCTACCATATCCCCCCATGCGTCCCATTCAATCACCTGATGCTCCCCGGCCGCCAGGACGCGCACCTGGAAGCCGTACAGCGCCCCGGCGGTGACAAATCGATGGGCGGCTGCGCGCCAGGCGGGAGTATAGTCGGGCGCATCGTCCGACGGCTCGCCCACCGGCTCCGCCACCGGCGCCTGCGTGGCGGCCAGGCGCACGGCGGCATCGGCGCGCATCAATTCAGCCTTCGCATCCGTCAGTTTTCGATTGGACGTGCTGTCGGCAACGTCAACGTCCAGCCGGCGCATATCCGCCCGGATGGACCACAGACCGGCCGCCAGCAGCGGAAAGCCGAATCCCACGCCCAGACTGGCCAGGTAGATCATGCCGTCCGCTGCCGGCCAGATGAGCCGCGCCAGCCCGGCGGCGAAGAAGCCCGCGCCGAACGCGACCACCAGCGGGCCAACGACGCGGGACTCGGAGTCAGTCAGCATGTATCACCGCCTTCAGCGCGGCGCGGCAGATGGCTAGGGGCGCGGTATCGGCACTTACCTTGTTAGTAGCGCCAATGGTGCATTGCCATTCAAGCGGCTGACCAAGCGTCCACCCATTCGAGCGGCGTTGAGTGTGGAAAATGCCCTTGTGTGTTTTTGGAAAGGCCATCAGAACAGAGAACGCCGCCGCGATGTCGGTGCTGTAGGCAGGCGGCAAGCACGGCTTAGGAGTATCGTGCGGCAATACAATCGGCGCATGGAACGCACCTGGCTTGCCGAGCCACGGTTCCAAGCCCATCACGTGCTCAGCAATCAGCACATCCAACTCCCGGCCCGCTGGCATCGCGTCAATCTCATCGTCAGTCAACATGGCGCTTGCCCTTTCCGCGCCAGATGACCAGGCCGAACAGCACCAGGGCCGCGCCGCCGATGAGCTGCACGGCGGCCGGGACGGATGGCAGGTGGATGATGGCGGCGAGTAGTGGCATGTGCGTTATCCTAATCCTGTTGGCGCGGCGGTGTCAACTTATTGTGCGCCAGCCATGCCGCCCACAGCAAACGGAACAGCGGCTTGTATGCGATGCGCGGCTTTGCCGGTGCATGGGGCAACCTGTCCCTGATAGCCTTCGTGGCTGGCCTGTAGCCGTGTATGGCCACCTGATAAGCCATTCCCGACGAGATGCCATATTTCGCGCCTACGGCTCTCCAAGTCCCCAGAAGGTCATAGTCAGCCAACAGGCACCTCCTAATCGCGTTACGAGGCTTAGTATGGATTTGTACCGTCTGACGTCGGGGCGGTGACTTGTAGCCGGTCATGGCGCAGGCTCAAACGCCAGTTTGGCTAGTTCGTCCTTGTACCATTCCGCCAATCCCGCCGTGACGCCGCGTTGGATGGTGGGCCAATAGTGCTTGAACAGGGCGTCCCGTATCTCCGCCTCGTATTCTTTCAAGATGTCGGCGGGCACTTCGCAGATGAGCAATCCAATGTCACGCGGCGAACCTTCCAGCTTGCCGGCCTCGCGCAAGTGCTGGACAGCCTTTTGATAGCGGGCGTCGGTCTTGTAAGTCTCGATTAGCTGCTGGGTGAAATCTTTGCCGCTGGGATTGCGCTCTTTCCAGTCTTTCGCGTTGCGCTCCTTGAAATCCTCGGCAACGTATTTGCCCACCGCCACTTTCTTCTCAGGCGTGAACAGCGCGTAGTTCTTGACCACCACGCCCTCAATGCGCGTGCCACCCAGGACGCTTTCGGCTTCGAGTAGCGCCTTGAACATTTCCAAGCTGGTGACAGCGCCATCGAAAACGCAGGGTACACATTCCAGGCCCAGCCGGCCAGCCTCGGCGTGCTTGTCGGCGTAGCTCAGATATTGCTCCAGGCCGGAGCAAACGTCGAACACAATCAGATTGTGCGCGGGCACGCGGGCGTAAGCCAGGGTGTTGTGTTTGGGCTTTTCTAGGTATTCACACCGATAGACCCAGTCCGGATGCAGCGGCAGACTGCGCGCCGTGGCTACTGCTGTCTCGAACATCTTTTCCGGCGCGTCAATGTTGAGCTGCCGGCCCTTGCTCCGGCACTCCAATTGACCGTCAATCAGCGCCATGCTGAATTGGCTGCCGTCCACTTTCTCCTCGACCAACACCGGGCCGCTGAATAGCTCGGCTATGGCCTTGTGACCTATCGCGTACACACTTGGGTAAGAATAAATTGGCATAGTTATCCTCTCGTCTCCTCGCCGCTGGCCGCCGGTGGCAGCGCGGCGGCACGTTCCCGCTCGTCCCGGCGTATCACGTCGGCATGACACAAATCAGGACCATACAGGCGGCCCGTTGCATGGGTCGTGTGATAGAAATGGCCCCTGTCGGCATCGTATTCGGCTGGCGTCCAATGTGGATTGCCACAGTACAAGCACGCAGCCGCGCAATCCCGCTCCAGTTGTTCCGCCCAGCCAACGGCGAGGCCAGCGGCGAAGCCATTTGCATAAGCGGCGCGTGTTAGTTCGTGTTGGTCTTCAAGTGTCGCTATCTGTTCCAAGGTCAAACCATTTACAATCGTTTTCATCGCCCTTGCTCCCCATCCCCCGCCTGCTCCGGAGCAGGCGGGGTGGCGGCGCGAAACGCGGCAATGGCGGCGGCGCCACCCCGCGACTTTCTATCTGCCGCGCGTTCGGTCATCGCCTTGACAACAATCTGCTGTAGCGCATCCCGTTCCGCCCGGTACCGCTCGCTCGTCGCCTGCGCGTCGGCCAGGGCCAGGACGGCGGCGTCCCGGTCTTTCAGCGCCACAAGCAGCCGCATGTTCGCGCCTTGCAAGTCAGCGCGGCGCGCCATGACGTAAGCCAGTTCGGGCGTGTTGACCACTTCGCGCAACTCGTCCCGCTCGGCCAGCGCCTCGCGGAGTTTCCCGGCACAGTCCGCGCCGTCCACGCGGGAGTCTTCGAGCTCGGCGCGCAAGGCATCCAGTTCGGTGTACTCAATCTTTACATCGCTCATCTCAGCCACTTCGCTTTCTGCTCCGGCGTCATATCTGGGTCGGCGCGCACGGCGTCTTGGAAGCTCTCTTGCACCGTCACATCGTTGTTATTCAGCCACGCGCACATGCTTGTCGCAGCGTCAGTCTCAAACAGCACCGGGCCGGACGTGTGGCCTGCCGCATCGCACGCACGCACGGTCCATTTGCCGTCAAGCTGGTAGGCCACGCGCAGGCCATCGCGCATCCACACGGCGCGCCGGTCATGGTTGAACAGGTTTACAACGTTGAAGTTCATTTCGTCTCCGTCCCCTCCCCTCGCCCGTCGGCGGCGGCGGCCAGGGCGGCTTTCGACTTGTCCAATAAATCATCGCCCGTGTCGATTGCAACTGTTATCTGGTCAACAATTGCGGCGGCCAAAGTGGGGTATTTATCCATCTGTTCAGCATCTAATTCCAGCGCCCCCCACGCAGCACCACACTCACCTGCCCAAAATTTGTTATCACGATTTTGGCGGCAGCGCGTCAGCAGCGCCAGCGCCCGCGCGCGATAAGTCGTTCCGCGCCGCTCCTGCTCAAACGCCAATCGTTGCCACACACCACTAGCGGCCAATGTTGCATTGATGTTGTGAGTTGCGCGCTCCAGCCGGGCGTGCAGAGCGTCCACTTCGCTCTGCAGCTCAGCGACCTTCTGCGACCGCTCCGCGTGCGCCGCCTGCCACTGGTCGCGCTCCGCGGTCACCGCCAGCAAAGCCGCTTCGTTTTTAGCCCATTCCGTGTGCACAATGGCATTGGCGCGCAGCGCTTCGTCCAGTTCGGCAATCAGCGCGGCGGCTACGTCATCCAGCACCGTGATAGGCAGATACTCGCGGCGCATCCGTGAGCGGATCAAGTTCACAAGGTCGGTAGCCCGCTGCTCCGCCGTCAACGTGTCGTTAGCCATTCGTGCCTCCGTCTGCGGCCAGGGCAGCGTCAATCAGTTCAACTGTCCTAGCGACAGCTTCCGCGCTGGCGTCATGGCTGGGATACTCAGCCGTCACCGCTTGACGTATGTCGTCCAGCAGCCCGGCCAGCGAGTCGCCGCGTGCTTCGGCGGCGGTAGCGCGGGCCTGAGCACCGTAAGCGTTCGCCTTCCACGTCTCGCTCGCCCAACGATGATGTGCCGCCTGCTTCAGCAGCGCCAGGGCGCGGGCGCGGTAGGTCGTCGCCTTTTTGGACATAGCCAGGACGGTCCACAAATCTTTCGTGTTCAATTCCTGCGCCGCCGCCAGTTCGGCTCGGCCAGCGGCGAGCACTGACGCAATCTCGTCACAAATGGTACAGCGCCGACGCCAAACAATGTCGTTGACACTGCGCGCGCCGGGCGGGGCTGAGCCAACGGTACTTTTGAACTGATCCGGGTGCTTGCAGTTCTCGCTCATCGCCCTTGCTCCCCATCCCCCGCCTGCTCCGGCGCGGGCGGGGTGGCGGCGCGAAACGCGGCAATGGCGGCGGCGCCACCCCGCGACTTTCTATCTGCCGCGCGTTCGGTCATCGCCTTGACAACAATCTGCTGTAGCGCATCCCGTTCCGCCCGGTACCGCT